CCCCTGCACTGGGGTCAGCCATAGAAGTAGAATTATCAAAAGTAAATTTAAAAGCTGATGCTCCTGTAGCACCTTCCGCTAATGCCTTTGCAGCTTCCGCTAAAACAACATCTGCTGCTGTTTCAACTAAGTCTGCTGCTGTATCGGTTGCATCGCTTGCAGTTAAGACGGCTTTTGCCGTAGCAATAACAGCTTGTGCTGTAGACGTACTAGCCGATGATGCTGAAGCTGTGGCTGATGTAGCTGCTGCGGTAGCCGATGTAGCTGCTGCCGTAGCTGAAGTGGTAGCCGATGCTGCATCGACAATTAAAGACCATTTAGCGACATCTGTGTTGCCTGAAATTGGTTGTGAGCCACTTGATGTATGAGCCGTATTACATATGTATATGTTATTATTAGAGGTATCCTTTATTATATCTCTTATAACGTAGGCTGTAGAAGTAGCCCAGTTGCCTTGGAATACACCTATCTCTTGGTCAGCCTGTAAGTCACCAGAGGTATCAAATGCCAGTACTTTACTGGCTCTTTCGGCAGCCGTCTTGGTGATAGTAACCGTTCCTGCATCACCAACGCTATCTGCAAACCTGAATATATCCCCAGTAACAGCGTTATCTACGTCCTGTACCAGCATAGTTAGCTTATCTAACGCTGATTCGTGAGTTTCAGCAGGGAAACTGTCGTTCTCTACATAGTCTGTAAGTTGGGTTTTAGTTATATTTCTAAGTATAACAACAGGTTTAGTGTCAGCAGGAATATTCCCTGCCGTAAATGTTACGTTACCGCCTGATGCTGTACCTGCCCCTGAAACAGTATAATGAGTAGTCAAGGTCTTTAATACGCCATCGACATATACCGTAACCTCTGAGTCTGCAAATATCTTAAAAGTATAAGCAAAAGCATCAGTTACACCGTTACCTGTATAGGATACCTTGGATGTTGTGGTTGATATTGTCATTAATTATTTCTCCAACTCTAGTCGTAAATCCATTGACGGTTGTGATTTCCTCTGTGATCTAGGTGCGTAAGCTACTGGCGGTTTATCTGGGTCAAGAATAGTACCTGCCCTATCGTATATTCTAAATCGTGCTATAGTGTCCTCTTTGGCTCTCTTTTTATAAACCCTATGTATATCCATCATTTGTTCTTCCTTGGATGGGTGCGTCTTGTCATAACTACGGTCATCTGCTTCTTTGTATTCTTTACTATTCATAGTTCTACGCCAAGCTCCTTTTTGCGTTAAACCACGTATCTTTACTTTCCCTATCTGTTCAGTAAAGTAGTCATACTCGTAAGCCTTCATTCTAATGGGGATATTAGTACTCGGCTCATTCACTATATCACTAGGTTTTGCAATAGGCAAACGTATTCTAACAATCTCCTTGTCTACAGCGTCAGATTTGTCCTCCCTGACGTGCATAAAGGATAAAACACCCCCTGTTAGTATATGAGGCAAACCAAATGGTGTAACCCCTTTCTTAGCAGCTTGTTCGGTTTCATGGTAATCAATTTTATCACCATTATAGTTACGTGCTTGGTAAAGTACCGATTCTCTACCTGTCGATACACCCATCATTCTAGCAGAAATACCAGAAAAATCTTGTGGTTTCCCTTCAAATGGGTTCTCTGGTTCTATATGAAATGTCTTGTACTCTGGTTTCATAGGTTCGTGTGCTTTAGCTACCGACCTTACCCAAGCAGGTTGAGTAGTACTGGAAATTAATGAATTAGCTGTATTCTGGAACTCCCAAGGTTCAATCTTGTCGCTTGCAGCTAACTCTAACAATTTGTGCATATTAGGCATCCAAGAGGTATTGGATAGCATTTGTTTCATAGACCATACAGATTTCCATATGTGTTCTCCAATAGTTCTTTCATCGTATGTTTCAATCATTTTAGACACATCTGCCCCTGCGGTAAGTATATTTGACCAAGGCTGTACTCTGGATAAATCAACCCAGTATTTACCACCATGATCGTCTACATGGCGTAGTGACATGGGTGGTGCAACATCGCTTTCTGTTTGAATACGCCTCGCAGACCATTCTGATTCACCAGAATCGGTTAACATACCACTAGAATACAGTTGAGAACCTAAATATATCATCATTGTTCCATAGGCTAAACGACCTATTTCCTCCATTCTTACAGATGGTGCAGCTTTATAGAGAGAATTAACACCCTTTACATTACCAAGACTTAGAGGAGAATATCTAACGGCTAGTTTAGGAATATTAGATAAAACCTTCACAAATGGAGCGTGGAGTTTAACAACAGGAGATACATAGGGTACATTATTCTGTAAATTCTGTACAATCTTACCTGCCTTACCTAGCTTTTGCTGTAAAACATTAAGTAATCCTTGCTCTAAACCACGTTCATGTATCGTCTGACCACTTTCATTTGCAAGATATTTCTTTGGATTATTGTATACCTCTTCAACCCTGCTACTAAATTTCTTGTAATCGAAGTTACCTTTAGCTAAAACATCCCAACCACCTAGCTCTTTCATAGCATGACGATAAGACAACATCGCTCTTTCAGATTCATACGAAACAACTTTAACAAATTCATCACCGCCTAGTAGCATACGATTGGTAGCCCTAGCAGCCCTACCTATGAAATCAATACCTAATCCAATAGAATAGTTCTCTAAATTAGCATTCTCAGCAGTTAAATGTCTTAGCCCAGTATAGTTTTCCATCTTAGCACCAGTAAAAGCAGGGGCGGTTTTACCTGTAATAGCTGCCCTCGTACCCAATTTTATAGCTGTGAACAAGGACGTTAAAACACCATAAACGCCTGCCATCGCTTCACCCATCTGGACATCACCATGACCTGTTATAGTACTTCCTACTCCAGAAATCGCACGACTTGCTATAGTTGCTTGTATATTAAGTAAACCTGTGGCAATATTTAACATCTGCAAAGCAGGATTACCAAGCAATCCTAATCCAATCCATCCTTCCATAAAGCCTGCCGTAAACCCTGATTGCCCAAAAGACTCAACTGCCTTGGCTAGTCCTATACCACCTTGTTCTTTAAAAGATTGAGTCAATGCTAGTGCTAACCGCATTGTATCTTCTTGTGTTGCACCTTCAGCTTCCTGCATAATTTTAGCAAATGAAGGTGATTCTAAAATATCTTCAAATCGTTCTTGAGAGAATCTAAGAGCGTTACCAGTACGACCCCAAACCTTCTTTACATCTTTCAGTTGCTCTCGTAATCCTGCGTAGTTGTGCAAGGTACGGAACATATTAGAGGTTGAGTGAGCTATTTGTTGGGCTGTACCATCAGCAGACATATTTACGACAGCCTGTAAAGCTAGGATAAGTTCATCATGGGATGATTTAGCTGCGGTAGTGTAAGCGATTGCAATAGCATCATTAACAGGATTACCTTTCTGGCGGTTAAGTAACCCCATCAGGTTTTCACCCCACATATTATATAAAATCTTGTCTGCTTCCTTACGCATCTCCTTGATTGATTTGCGTGAAGGTTGTTTGATCGTGGGTTCAGCAACGGTATAATCAGTACCAAGTTTTCCAGATTTGATCTGAGGAGCTTTAGCAGCAGTTTCAATAACCTCAATAATATCATTGGCAACCGCTACCTTTTCCATCAAGGTTGGTGCGGTATCCATACGTTCCTGTAAAGAACCGTCATCCCACATTGATTTTAATTTTTCCAAAGCCCTGCCATGACTTCGGTAGATATTATCTTGCAATTCTGGAAGAGTTCTATACTGTTCTTTAGCACCCTTTAGACTAGCCGATGAAGATGCCACAAACTTACCATCCATAGTCATAAAACCACCTTTAGCCCCTGAAATTTCATTGTAGAAAGTATCTGCATGGGTAGGTAAATTATGTGCATCAATAACATCACCGTGAGTATAGACTACACCTTTTTCTGTACCTTCTGATCTACCTAAAGCATTTTTGCCGAACGTGAACTTATCGCCAATATTTGAAGCATAGACCTTGCCTTCATACTCAACGGCTAGAACTCCTTGCTGTATAGCAACGTCTTGAGGAGCAAGACTCATAGTATGCTCTGCCATCTCCTCCTTACTTCTAATAATCTGTCTAAAACCATGACCCATACGTTCCTGAGTAATAAATTCTATACTTCCATCTTCTCTTGGAGTTACTTTTAGTAGTCCAGTTTGTTCGTCTTTACTAAGGAATGTTTTAGCCTGACCCTGTGCGTTCAGTAAGATACGTTGTTTTTGATTGAGTACGTGCTTCTCCATATCTATGGCTGCAACTATTTTCGCTGCTAGTGGTTTAGTCGTCCAGTTGTGTGCCTTTAACCCCAGTTGTTTAACGATAGGTAATAGATACTTGTCTATTCCCGTCATTACCAAGTGTTCACCAATAGCATTCTCTAAACGCTTTCTAGCATTAGTTTTATTGTCTGAATGTAAAAACTCGTTGACCTTACCACCTAATGCTCCATCAATAGCTTTTAACGCTGCTAGACCACCACCCATTTCATCAGGGTCGTAACCAGTACCCCCTGTTAGTAGGTAAGCTAGTTGTCCTGCGGTTAAATCTTTCTTTAACCAATTCTGCATCTTCGCTTTTTTAATATTTGCTTTATTAACTTTAGGTAGGTCTTTAATACCTTTAGCACCTGCAATAAATCTAGGAGCTTTATCAAACACTTTAGCGGTAGAAACAGTACCAATAGCCATTCTAGCTAACTTTAACCATCCTAGGAATGGGGTCATAAAACGTCCAATATCACGACCAAATGTTTTTGCTGCACCTGCATCTTGCATCAACCAATCACCTAGATAACTGAAAAATCGAATATCATCTTCTGGTTCTTCGCTGAATAGATTAGCTGTATTAACAAAAAACTGTGCAGTTTCATCGACAGAGATAAGTGATCCTGCTGCCGTACCAGTAAACAAATCTCCTACAAGATCACCAGCCTGCCAAATAAGAGGTCTATCCACTACTTCGTAACCAGTAACATTACCCTCTTCGTCATGCACAAGCTCTAGGTCTTGGTCATCACGTAATGCTGGTTCTGGAGGTGGACTCATATCTTTTCGATATTCCAAGACACGTTTTTCATGCTCTTCCCGTATCTCTGGCGTAGAGTTTTCTTCAAAAGCATAAGGTTTAATAGGAGTTTTGGATGCCTGATGAGCATTTATCGTAGCATTTCTAATTTCTTGCTCACGAATTTCAGCATCATCTATATTGAAGTAAGGTGCAATCCCAGCTACCTCTGCTACTGCTTCAGGCTCATCTTCTATACGTGTCGGTTCTGCCATTTATTTACCCTTCTAACCTAATGGTAATGGTTTTAGTTTATATCCCCTGCGATACGTTGGTGGTGTCCTGTTTCGGTTCTTGATTTCTTGCTTAATCGTTGCCATTTCTTTTTTCTGAATAGAACTTAATTTCTCTTGGTTCCCCAAATCCCGCAATCGTTCTAAAAGTTTTTTATCAGGGTGTTGTTTTATATCTTCAAGCCCTGTACTGGATTCCTCTTCTCTTTTCTTTTCCTGCTCTATATAGCTGTTAATCACATCTTTCAAGTGTTCATCATATACCTTCTTAGATACTCTTGGGCCACCTGCAAAAAGTGAAAAGTAACCCTGTTTTGCGACTCTGGATTTTCCAAGCCACAACTCTTTACTCATAGCTTTCTCGGTTGTTTTATCTAACTGTGCAACTTCTTTCTCAACATTGGCTTTCTTAGCCTGCTCAACTAAGTTTTTCTTCATTCGTTCTTCGCTTGCCAACTCTCGTTTTTTGGATGATTCTTTATATTCTTCTCTCTTGGCTAATACCTTGGCTTCAGACTCTTGTTGCGTCTTATCCACCTTTACTTCTTTTTTCTTCGGTACTGTCTTTTTTTCTGTTTTTTGTTTTACTACCTGTTTTACTGGACGTTTTTCTTTTACCGCTTGGCGTTCTTTTGCTGCTTTTTTATACTTTGCACGTTGAGCTAATACATTAGCTTCAGATTTTTGTTTTGCCTTATCCTCTTTTGCTTCTATTTCTTCCTGTTGTATTTTATCTAGTTTTTGTATCATTTTTTCGCTAGGTGTAAGCGACTGAATTAATTTCTTAGGATCAATGTTGAATGATTCGGCAATTTTATTAATCTCTGTTATTGCAACTTGCCCTGCCGTATCCAGTTCTCCTATAAAATCATAAGGTTCTACAGAAGCATCAGCTTGATATGGTGCAATATTTAGAGTTGGTTCTGGTTGTATAGCAGGTTCTGGTGCTGGTTGTTCTTCTGGGATGAACCCTCGTCTAGCCCCACCCCCAACTTCTTGTCCTAAATCCATTGGCTGTGGAGTTCCAGATGCGTAATCACCTAAACCACCAGCAATACCAGCATCAAAAGGGGATTTTATTAGTGTACCCAGTTGTAACGAATCGCCTGCAAAAATTTGGTCAGCATCTTTAATCTGTGGGTTCATCTCCATTAGCTCTTCTACGCCACGACTATGACGTTCCGCTATTTCAGACAACGTATCCCCTTTTTGGATGGTATAGCTAGTATCCGACAATATACCAAGTTCTTTTAATTCATTTTCTACATCTAACGGTATTGTACGTTCCTGCCACTCTTCCATTACGTCTGTTACACCTGTAGTTAATGCTAGCTCCTCTAATTCCTCCGCAACCTGTGCAGACTCTTTACCAGACTCAAATTTATTGATTGATTTATTCCATGTTAAAACATCTTCCTCCTTAACACCTTTTTGATGGGGTGCAGTTCTTTTAACAGGTTCTTGTACTGAATCTGGAACTTGGGTATCTGGTTCGTTTAATTTCTTTAGTTCCTCTACCCCTAAATAAGCAGCACCACCTCCAGCTATAGTCTTAACGGGATTCTCCATCGCATATATCATTTGAGGAGTTAAATCACCCTCTCCATCCGCACCACCCGTTTTTCTTCGTCTCAATCTATTCCATCTTCGTACAACTTCGGCTGATACAGGTTTGCCTAGTTGTTTGTATAATTTGTGTACCGCAAGTAAAGGGTTCATCGAGTTACCTTCCCACCGATTTTCTTGCCTTGGTTTGTTAGTTGGTCATCTACTTGTCCTTCAGCTTTCTTCTTAGCAGCTACATCCTTGGCTAAATCGTCCCAATACTCTTTTGTATATTGTTGGTGTGTTACCAATTTAGTAAGTCTTTCTACATACGCCCTAAACTCCCTACGGAATTTTGGTGTGTTCGCCCTTGCTTCCCAGTTAACAACATCACCATTTTCATTTATTGTCGCACTAAATGGGGTAGGTAGAGGTACTTGTTTATCGTCAATCATTTGATCGTATTCGCTACTAAGAGCAATCGCCTTACCATCCTTGACAAGTTTCACCCCTTTAGCTGCATTTATATCGGCTTGGATAGCCCCAATTACATCAGTCTCTACTTCCTTAATAATACTCCACTCTTTTTTAGCGTTATCTATTATTGACCCAGTTTTATTATTATAAAGAGTATAATTAAATCCTGACTCAGTCCGTTGAGCAACAGGGATACCAAAATTCTGATAAAATACATCCGCACCTTCGGCCTTCCCTACCATATCCATCAATGCACCTTCTACAACCAGTTGAGCGGATGCTCCTCCATAATAACCCTTGGACAATACTTCTTGAGTATTACTATAATATCCCCTAACCGCATCAATGGTTGGTTGATGGGTGATTCCTTTAGCCCTCATTACATCCTCTATTGCTTCCACATCAAAAGAATTGGCTTTCTCATCATACATACCCATTAAACTTGTATCTGTACCGTCTGCCAAAGCAGTAGCTATTTGTCCATTCTGATCTGTCCAATTAAATAAAACTGTTTGTATCGGTGTCGCATTTTTATATTTAATATAATTATCGTTATACTCCTTCAATTCAGCGTGTTGTGAATTATAGTCAAAATAAGCCATTAGATCATCGTGCATTTCTTTTGTTAGCCTACCCTCTATTCGCATCTTTGTGTATTCCGATTTCTTTTTCCTAAACTCTTCACGATAAAAAATCTTAGATGATTGTTCAAATGCTTGATCGTGTGCAGCTTTTTCCCTCATCATTTCCGTAGAGCCTGCGAAAAACTCATCTAAAATCTGATCTTTGTGGTGTGGTCGTAATTTACCTTTCTCAAGATTTCCGTCAAAGCTAACCTGTAAGTCAATTTTTTTAAAAATTTCATTTCTATCCAGATGCTCTAATCTTATGCTAGGATTTTCACGTCCCATTTTTCGCCCTATTAACTTAGCTCGTGACATATAAGCTGCAAACGCAACATTTTTAACCCCCATAAGGTATTGTTCTTGATTTGTTGCCCCTAAATCTCTCAAAGCACCTAGACTTGCAATTTGTTTTTGTATTTCTGTGTTTACATCAGCTTTTGGGTCTGTCGCTATAGCTATCTCAGAATTTTTAATCGCCTGTTTTTCGTCACCGACAGCGTAGTTGTATTGTTGTAAAGAGATAGATGCCTCTGCTTTTTTAATTCTTTGATAAGATTGCCTATTTTTATCAGCTATATATTCTGTCGAATCTGGCCTATTAGCCCAATCCCCTAAACCTTTCTTGTAAGTATTAACATCTCCTTGAAAGGTATTTAATACCTGCTGTTTATCTTCTACCGTCCTCGCATTTGCGATAGCTGTATCAAAGTCCATATTAATCTTATCCCAATCTTCTCCTGCCTTCGCTTTCTCATAGCCCCTTTTAATTTCTTCAACCGCAAAATAGGCTTTAGTTCCCTTCTCAACCATGTTACCTAGCTCTTGGGTAAGTAACATAGATGCAGCAGCATTTTGCATCGGTGTACTATAATCAGCCAAATCTATCTTTAGAGCAGCGAAATTCTTACCAATCATACTTCTCCCTTCCAATAAGACAGGAGATGGTATCTTACCCTTTTGCTCTAGTTGTAATGGTGATCCTAGTTTAGCCATTTAATCCTCACTTGGCAGGGGGTTTAAAACCGCCTGCTTTACCGTAAGCACCTATACCTGCTGTAGCTGCATCGCCTAAACTACCAACTAGGGCAGCAGTCGCTTGTTGTTGTGCTTGGTAGGCTTTGGAAGCCCCTTCGTAGTAATCCATATTACCTTGATTGATAATACTAGCTCGTTGAACATCAGAGTTATATTGTCCTACAAAGGCTTCTTGCATCATGTTGTTATACTCAACCTTACCTTCGTAAGTTGTCATTTTAGCAGCTTGTTTTAATCTGGAAACAGCTTGTAAACCACGTTGTTCTATGTTAGCTAAATTTATAGCTGCTGCATAAGAATCAGCTATTGCAATATTGGTTGGGCTTCCTGCCATCGTAACTCCAGAATTACCCCATTTTGCTCTCTTTTCTGATGTAAAAATATCGTATTGTCTTTCAGCAACCAGTAAGTTAAATTCATTTTCGCTCTCTTGTTCTGTGGCTTGACGATCAATTAAATAAGCATTATAGACCGATTTCTCACCTATATCTTCAGCATTACGCTCAGTAATAGCCCTGACAACACGACCACGATCCGCTTCCATCTGAGCGTTAAGTTGCGAAATCTGGGCATTATACATGGCTGTAGCCATAGCAGCCTGAGAAGATGCCTGACCTGCTTTATAACCACTAACACCCTTTAGAACCTGACCTCCACCTGCTATTGCTGCTGCTGTTGTTGGCTCCATTTATTTCTCCCAAATAGCGTACATACAATTATCTATAGTACCGCCACAATAGTTGTGTAGAGTACCTTCGTAAGTGAATCCTAAATACTTTACAAATCGGTGTAACATCTCGTAATCCTTTACAACTTGGGCTTGTACCCGTTTTAACTTATACTTTTCACGTGCGTACTTCAAGTAGAACTTACAAATCTTGATATATGAAAATCTCAAAGATGGGATTGCAGGAGAACCTATAACCCAAACTTCTCCAACACTTTCCCATAATATGTTAATGCCACCAATTAATAGTATCTCACCCTCAAAATAACACGTATATGCTTCTACTGCTTCTCTACCTATTGCTTTAGCCCATTGAGTATCCGATAACTTAATGGCCTCTTTCATCACTCCTTCATGCGGTCTAACCACTAATTCTTTGAAGTGGTCAAGATGATAAGGAACGATTTGTATTCTACCACATTGTTTTAATGGTGGTTCAGTCGGATACATTAAGTTCGCCTGTCAATGAGATTAACGTCATCCCAAGCGGTTGCTCCTGTTTAATAGTTAGAGAGGAATCAACTTCTTTCCACCCTAAGTTAGTAACATCATGTTGTCCTGTAAATGTAGGGGGTGGGGAATCCATTGGATCGCCACCTGTCCTTAGTAATAATTGATTACCATTTATAGAAACTCCTAAAGTTTGATATAAATTAAGTATAATTCGACTCCAAGACTTCTTTTTACCAAACGAAGCACCATCTTGCTGTGGTACTTCTGGCGGTAAAGTTACAATTTCTGTAGTATAAGGTAAACCTATATAAGCCGTTGTCACACCCTCTGAAAGAGATACTGACCCACTGGATACCGTTTTATTAGGGTAGACTGCATCATCTCCAACAATCTGAACTACTTGTCCTTCTAAATGGTCTAACCCAGAAAATGCAGAGGCCGATACTCCAGAATATTTTAAACCAGAATCTACAAAAATAGTTGGGTCTAGGTATTCAATATATCGTACTGTAGAACCATCGACTGTACGCTTAATACTTATCCATAATTCGTCTGCTAAACCATCGGCTGAAGGAATAACAGCCACGCTTTCAGCTACCGCCTGCCCTCTATTTGTAACAGCTAATCGTGTGCTATCTGAAGTTGCTACAGATAATACCCCTATACCAGTTGTATTATCTAAAATAGTAACTACATTAGCAGCAGGATTAGCCACGGTAAAATCAGCATGAGCATTAATAGCAGTATAAATATTATCAGCCGTTGTGTCGTTTGACTCGTTTGGCCTCCATCCATTTGTCGCTGATGGGGCTGACCCACTAATGGCTTCTGACGTAAATACAACCGTTAGACCATCAGATTTAGTTAAAGTAATTGTAGTTCCTACTGCTATATTAGTGTAATCAGTAGCCGTAATTGTAGTATTACCAAAGTAACCAGCTACAGGGTGTTGATGCCAAGCGACTACTTGTTGATCCCGTTGGTAAGTAAGACCAATCAGAGTACCGTCAGCACGTACCGCCCAGATAATTGAATCTGGTTCTTGCTGATAAGCCATAGCCGTAATGCCATCGCCTGTAATATCTTCCGCTAGGATTGTTAAATCTGGTGCTACAAATCCTTCCACGTTCAAATCAAAAATCATTTGACGTAATTTTTTAGTAGCTCGTTGGTTAAATAGTACCGCCCTACCAGATATTACTGGTGTCACGCCACTAGAACCATATTTAGTTTCTTGGACAACTCTTACGTTGGAAGGAGTTACTGGATTACCATTACCATGAAGTTTAAATTCCCCACCTACTGTACCGATTAAAAGAACATCAGATGCTTTCATCCATCGAATAACATTCACATCATCAGTAGCTAATGTAAATTCAACAGATTCATCATCAAGACCAGTACCCTGATCCATGTTTAAAAAATCACCAGATTTACTAGCCCAAATTGTTTGTGGTTGGTTATCTGTGCCTGCCCAATAAAGTCGTTCCTCGAAGAATGTAACACAACGGGGATTTTCACCCGCACCACTAGCAAAATTAGACGGTGCGGATGCAAATGTTAAATCGGAAAGAGTCCATGATGTATGACTCGTTCTTGTTAGCTTACTGGGTGCGTGGTTAGAGTGGGCAATATATAAGGTGTCGGCAGATTGAGCAAAATATATATCAGGCAATTCTGCCTCTGTGAATGTAGTTGTAACTTGAACTGGAGAACCACCCGATTCAATTTGTCCATTGTCTTTATAAAATCGTATATATAAATCACCAAACTCTAAAATATAGGCTTGGGTTACACTAAACTCGAATCTAACTAATCTTACTTGTCCTTGGCTTGGACTAGAAACAGTTAAACGTGTATTGTCTGAACTAACGATTGAAAGAGTACCAAGCCCAGTTGATTGATCTGTAACAGTCACTATATTTGATGCAGGATTTGGTGCAGTCAAATCAGTTAAAGCATTAATACCAAGAACACCACCAGCCCCGACAGAAATATTATCTGCTGTAGATGCTGCATCTACTCCTACACTAAATTCATTTGGATTAGTAGTTGGGTTTGTTGCTGTCCCTGTCATCGTTACCGTAGTGCCGTCTACCTTAGTAATTGTAAGTGTAGTACCTGCTGCGATATTTAGTGCATCGGTAACTGTAATCGTAGCTGTATCAAAACCACCAGCCCTTGCTACAAAACGGAATCCTCCCCTTCGTACAACACCGCCATGCGGTAGACTATAGGCGTTCTTTTGCGTCTTAAGTCCATTGTTGTATTTATTTATATCGACTCTACCATGCAAGCGTGGTGACAACTGACCTGCGGTAAAGTTGGTCTGTATTGGAAATACTTTCGCCATTTATCGTAATCGTAGGTCTGTAAGTGCATCAGTTTCTATAGTTTCTGGCGTTCCTTCTTGAGAGTCAATCGTTCTCGCTTCTCTTACCACCGCTTCAAACATTGAACCCATCTGCGACATCACTGGATGAGAACGTGTAATGGGATATGCAAGTTTCCATGCCATACGAAAAACAAGTGCTTGGTAGAGTAGAGCGTCAAACAGCGTAGTGTCCTCTAATCTCTGAATATAGGTTATGTCGACTGTGGACTCTTCTGTGAATAGCTCCCTACCTTGCACCGCATGATCCAATTTAATATCACCTGTTACTGTCCTTACATCTAGTACCCGTAAACAATAGGGGTCGGTTGGTAATGTAAACTTATACTCCCAATCAATGATCGGGGTAGTTGCTAAAGACGCTAGATTGGCTGTAGTAATAGCACAATTCCAACGATGTCCTCTTAGTACTGCATCTCTTTCTCCATCAAAAAAACGATTTACTAATACCGCATTGGAATCATTATCCGTGAAACTTGTAATAGAGTTTGCCCCTAGCATTAACAGGGCTTCATTTGCTAAATCAACTTTAGATGCCATTCAGTACGTCCATATTACAGGGTTAGTTTTATGATAATCTATATCAAGATGGATAAAAGATTTTGCCACACCAATACGTTTCCATCCCATCTCTACAATTGTACGCATAAATCGGTGTCTTAGCACCGAATCGTCTATAGCTATATCTACAGCCAAACCAGTTAAATGTGACGAATTTTCTGAACCACCACAAGCCTTATTCCAAGTTGGGCATCTTGTCCCACTGGAAACCGTCATCGCACAACCGTATTCTGATCTTACTTTCTGTAGTTCTTCAACTAACTCAATATTAATATTATTTAGGTGACACCCACATTTACAATTGAACTCATCCTTGTGAAAATTTCTTGTAATTTGTGTGTTCACTTATTTTTTATAGTTTGGTTTAAAGTAAGGCGGTGACTCCCGTAGCCCAAGAGCCACCACCAAACAGTTAGTTCGGGTCAGCGTACATTATATGAAAATCAAATGTGTCACCTGAAACCGATGTTCCTGCTCCCAAAGAGAGAGTTAGAACCATTTCACCCGTTGTCACATAACCAGTATCATGCGTTGTACTTTCGTGGAAATGTGTAACAGTACGTGCAGAATCAGCAGCGATAACGGTGCAAAAAGCATCGTCATCAACCGCAACTGCTGCACCCGTACTCTGGGTTGTATGTGCTGCATAACCAACATCTACCGTAGCCGATGATTCTAAATCACTAATAATCACAAACGACTGCGGTAAAATGCGTACACCTGCTGGTATGGTCATAATCGACACCATATCTGAAGCAGAAAGAGCCTGACCAGTAAATTGTGCATACCGATAAGTCACTCCACTCCAAGAAGTAGGTGCGTTTTTGACCCCTGTACCTGCCGTAGCGTTGGTGTATTCTGTACTTTTATAATCAGCCATATTACACCTCCGTTAAGAATCAGTACAGGCAATCTCTACAACCTTCTCATCTTCGATGCGAACCGCACCAAGACACATCTGGGCATAGACCTGTGTACTATAGTTTTTATCTGGACGTTCAGAAATTTCTGTCTTAACATCCATTCCCATGCTCAGACCAATTCCTTCAGGAATCCATGCTAAACATAGCGTATTACTACTTGAATCTTGAGCTAAACGCTCGGAGCGATGGAATTTGAAACCTGCGAAGGTATCAATTTCACCAGCTACAAGAGCTTTCACCGTATTGTAATCTGAGCTTTGGATCTCGTCATCATTCAAC